TGATGATCATGGGCGAGGACGGGACGCAGACGCAGGTGCAGTTGCAGCCCGACGCGCCGGTCGCGCATCAGACCATGCTCGATCCCAACGCGCCACCACCGCAGCCGGCGATGAACGGCCAGACCGATCCCGACGCGGCGCGCACCGCGGCGCTGCAGACGGTGTTCAATCCGAAGATCGGGCGCTACGCGGTGGTGGCGGATGTCGGGCCTGCGTATGCCACCAAGCGGCAGGAGGCGTTCAACGCGTTCTCGCAGATGCTGGCGCAGAACGCATCGGCACTGCCGATTGTGGGTGATTTCTGGGCGCGGAATGCCGATTTCCCAGGTTCGGACGAGCTCGCGGCGCGGCTGAAGCAAGGGCTGCCGCCGCAATACAAGGCCGATACGCCGGATCCGATGGTGGCGAAGCTCAATCAGGCGCTGCAGCAGACCACGCAGAACGCCCAGCAGACGCTGCAGAAGGCCGATGCGCAGATCGCGATGCTGCAAGGCGAGGTCACGCGGCTGCAGGAGCGGTTGAAGGAGAAGGGCGACGAGATCGCCATCAAGCAGCAGCAGGTGGTGATTGACGACTACCGGGCGGAGAGCGACCGGCTCAAGGCGGTCGGGGCGATCGACCCGGTGGCGCTGCAGATGGTGGTGCGGCAGATGGTGGCGGACATGGTCGGCACCAATTTGTTGCATCCGCAACTACTGGGGCACGCGCAGGACCAGGCGCAGATCCAGCAGACGTTGCAGCCGCCGCCGCAGCCGGATGACGGCTCGCAGCCGGATGCCGAGAGCGCACCGGCTGATGGCGCGGCACAACCCTCCGACGCAGGAGCACAGCCATGAGCCCGATAGCCCTGATCGTGGTCGTGCTGCTGGTGTTGCTGTTGTTCGGCGGCGGCTGGGGATACCGCAGCGGCTATTACGGCACCTATCCCTACTACAGCTACGGCATGGGCGGGCTCGGGCTGATCGTGGTCGTGCTGCTGGTGCTGCTGCTGTTGGGGAGGATCTGACCCCATGAGCGAAACGCAGATCGAAGTGGCCGAAGAGATGAAAGCCTACATCGGACACCTCCACCGCCGGTCGGTCGACGACCTGCTGGAAATCGAGCGTCTGCGCGCCCGCATCCTCGAACTCGAGGCCGCTCTCGCCATCGCCTTGCGACGGACCTGAACCATGAGCGAAACCCAGCCCCAAGCCGCGCCGGAATACGTCCCGCAGGACGTGCTCAGCGCCGAGGACAACGAGGACGCCACCCAACCCCTGCAACAGCCCCCGGAGCGGCGCCAGGACGCGCCAGAGGCCAAGGATGAGGCCAAGGAGGAGATAGACGCCGAAGAGCGGCTGCGCCGCCAGCAGCGCCGTGAGGCGGCCCGCATCGGCCAGATCACCAAGCAGCGCTACGCCGAGAAGGCGCGCGCCGACGAGGCCGAACGGCGGTTACAGGAATACGAGCAGCGGCTGCGCCAACTCGAGAACCCCGGCACCGCGCCGCAGCAGCCGACGCAGCAGGACGTCGAGCGCTGGGTCGACCAGCGTGCCGAGCAGAAGCTGGCCGTCCAGCAGCACCAGGAGCGGGTGAACGCGTGGGACAAGGAGGGCGGCGAAAGCTTCGGCACCGAGAAGTTCCGCGACGCCTGCAAGACGCTCGCCGAGATGGCGTCGGACGAGCAACGCCAGACGCTGCTGAATGTCGCGATGGACATCGACGGCAGCCAGAAGGCGCTGGTGGAGCTCGCCGACAACCCCGAAGAGGCGGAGCGCATCCTGGCGCTGCCGGCGCACCGCATGGCGCTGGCAATCGCGAAGCTCGGTGCCACCGAGGCGCCGGCGCCGAAGCGGGTCAGCAGCGTGCCGCCGCCGATCCGCCCGCCATCGGGCGGCCGCGCCCGCGGCGAGCCCGACCCGGAGCATGGCGACATGAACTCATTTATGCGCTGGTCAGCCAAACAGGAATGGCGGCGCTAAGACGCGGACGCTCATGCTGAGGTCCGTACGACGTGCCCAGGCGACTTGAGGCGCCGCGATCCCTCATGCGCCGGTTCATCCGGCTCTGACGTGCCGACCGACTGAGGGCGTGATCCCTCTGCGGGTGGTGGGTCACCAAGCCCACCACCTTCGCGGCGGTTCAACCGCGAGACCGACTGGAAGCGGCTCCTTCCTGCGCGCCGAAGACCCCTCGGGTGACGGCCTGCCTCGCAACCGAAAGGACGGGAAATGAGCCACTTCCATGGCCAACAGTATCATCACGCCCACCCTCGTGGTGCGTCGCGCCATCGAGCTATTCAGAAACTCCAACGCCTTCCTGCAGATGGTCGACCGCCAATGGCAGGACGAGTTCGGCGGACCTAGCGTCGCCGGGCAGAAGCCCGGTTCCACCATCCAGATCCGCCTACCCAACGACTACGTGCTGCGCAGTGGGCCGACCGCGGTCGTGCAGCCCACCACCGAGCAGACTACCGCGCTGACCGTCGCGACCCAGGTCGGCGTCGACATCGGCTTCTCCATGGTGGAGCGCACGCTGTCGATGCAGGACTACGATGTCCGCATCATCCAACCGGCGGTCAACACGCTGGTCGGCGGCATTGCCGCGGCCATCATGTCGGGCGCCGAGGCGATTCCGAACCTGGTGCACAACACCGACGGCAGCGGCAATACGCTGACACCGACGCTGACGACGTGGACCACCGCCGGCGCGCTGCTCGATCAGCTTTCGACCCCGCGGGGCCAGCGCCGCGCCATCCTCTCGCCGATCACCATGGCGCGGACGGTGCAGTCGTTCTCCGGCTTGTTCAACCAGCAGAGCAAGATCGGCGACCAGTACGAGACGGCGATGATCAAGAAAGACGTGCTGGGCATGGACTGGGCGCAGGACCCCACCGTGCTGAGCCACGTCACCGGCGTCTATACCGCGCTGCCCACGGTGGCGGCCGCCAACCAGACCGGCAACACCATCACCATCTCGGCGATGGGCGCCGGCAGCGCGTTGAAGCGCGGCGATATCGTCACCTTCGCCGGCGTCTTCGCGGTCAACCGCGTGACCAAGATCAGCACCGGGCAGTTGGCGCAGTTCGTGCTGACGGCAGACGCGCTCACCGGCGCCACCTCGCTCCAGATCTATCCGGCATTGATCCCGGCCGCGGCAGGCCCAGCGCCGGCACCGTATCAGACGGTTACCGCGTCGCCGGGCGCAGGCGCGGCCATCGTCTGCCTTACGAATACCGGTGAGACGTACAGGAACAACTTCATCTTCCATCCGCTGGCGGTGACACTGGCGATCGTGCCGATGGAGATGCCGACCCGTGGCGTCGTCGAGGCGTATCGCGAGAGCTACAACGGGGTGTCTATACGCCTCATTACTTTCTACGATGGCATTAATGATCAACAGATAACGAGACTCGATGTGCTCTACGGCTATAAGTGGGTCAGACCCGAGTGGGCCTGCAGAATTCCTGACATTCTGTGATCTGACTGTTTACAATTGTAGAACACACGGCTACACTCCCTGCTGTTGGCAGGGAGTTGGCTGTGACAATCGATCTGACGGGACAGAAGTTCGGACGCTTAACAGTAACGGGGTTCGCTCGCCGCACTGAGCGCCGCCGTCTCTACTGGTTCTGTGTGTGTGATTGTGGGACGGAAAAAGAGGTGCTGGGCGAGGTCTTGCGAACGGGTAGGGCGCGAAGCTGCGGCTGTTTGCATCGCGAGATGGTCGCCGCCAGGGCCACGAAACACGGCCTGACTAAGCATCCGGCCTATTCAACGTACCGCGCCATGCGCAGCCGATGCGAAAACCCGAGGGCGGCGGGATATGAACTCTACGGCGGGCGCGGCATCAGTGTCTCTCCTCGATGGTTGAAGTTCGAATTGTTCTGGCTGGATATGGGGCCAACATGGAAGGCCGGGCTTTCGATTGAGCGCATCGATAATGACGGAAACTATGATCCTTCGAACTGTCGATGGGCGACGCCTCGCGAGCAGGGGGCCAACAGACGGGATAATGTCACCATACAAACGCCAGACGGTCCCATGACAGTATCCGACGCGGCTCAAAGGTTCGGGATTGAACGAAATACGATCTATAGCAGGCTGCGCTACGGCTGGAAGGAAGCACACCTGTTTCTGCCGGTGACGAAGGACAATTCGCGGCGGCAGGACAACATCATCATCCCGACGCCGGAGGGTCCGATGATCGCCGCGCATGCGGCGCGCAAATACGGGATCGGTGTCTCGACGCTGTTCGCCCGTATCCGGGCCGGTTGGCCGGAAACCGATCTACTCAGACCGGCAAGGAGCAAGCACTGAGATGGCACTCAACATACGAGGAGCGACCGACATGGCAGACGAATATCCGCGCGTGCTGTACCACGAGAATGGCCAGACGCGCACCGTGCGTAATGCGGAGGAGGAAAAGGCCGCCGGCCCGGGCTGGACCTCCAACATGAACGAGAACATCACCATGGCGATGCGCAAGGCAGCCGGGTCCATCGCCGAGGTGATCGAGCCGGTGTCGGTGCAGCCACTGCAGCGGAGGACCAACTGATGTCCAAGGAGCCAGAGAACCACAAAGGCGAGCAGCACGAGCAGCAGGAGCACGACCGCCAGCAGCGCGCGGCACAGGCGCAGCAGGCCCAGCCGGGGCAGCCCGGTCAGGCACAGCCAGGCACCAAGCTGCCCAACCCGGCGCAGCCGTATGCGCCGACCGACGTGCCGGTGCGGCCCGACGCCTCGAGCTTCATGCGCGCCGGCTACGCCTCGACCCACCCGGAGGGCTATCCGAAGCTGAAATACCACCCGGTGCACGGCGGCATCGAGGTGAAGGACCAGGGCGAGGAGTCCGGGCTGTATCCCAAGACCGACTGGTTCGACACGCCGGAACTGGCCGACGCGGCGCGCACCCACACCGAGGCCGAGCAGGTGCGGTTTCACAACCAGATCGTGAAGCTGCACGAGCTCGAGGAGAAAGAGCATCCGATCGTGCGCAATTCCGTGCAGTCGGACGAGGCGGTGCGGCGGGCCCAGACCGAGCCGCTGTAGGACTGTGCCGGGGGCGTCCAGACAACGCCTGCCAAATCGACGTTGGCCCGTGTCGACCGGCACGGAACGGGCCGCTTTCTCTTAGGACACCACCATGCCCATCAGGACCGTCGGAGACATGGTCACCGCGGCGCTTCGCAGCGGAATAATCGGCATCGGCCAGACCGCGCAGGCGGAGGACGCCAATACCGGGTTCGATCTGCTCAACGAGATCGTCGAGATGTGGAAGCGCGAGCGCTTCATGGCCTGGCGCAACGTCGAGGAGATCATCCCGGCGACGGGGGCGCTGTCGTATCCGCTGCTCGACCGCCCGCCGCGGCTCGATGCCGCGTTCGCGCGCCTGCTCACCGGCCAGCAATACGCCGGCATCAACAACGCCGGCCCGGTGGATTTCCCGCTCACCATCATCGGCAGCCAGGAAGAATACGCCGACATCAGCCTGAAGCAGCTCACCACGTTCCCGGCCGGGGTGTGGTATTCGCCGGATTACCCAGTCGGCTCGGTGTTTTTCTGGCCGGTGCCGATCGCGGGGCAGTTCGACCTGCATGTGCTGTATCGCTCGGTGGCGGCGCCGGCCTACACCGGGTTGACCGATCCGCTGGGGCTGCCGCCCGAGTATATCCGGGCGCTGCGGTATGAACTGGCGACACTGCTGCAACTCAACTACGGGCTACCGGCCAATCCCGGCCATGTGGCGGCGATGATGGGCGCCAAGGCGCAGATCAAGGCGGTCAACGCGCATGTGCGGAATATGCAGATCCCGCGCGCGCTGGTACCGCAGATGCCGGGCCAGGGCGGCATTTCCGGCTCGGTGGGGCCGCATCAGAGCGTGATCGTGCCGGGATCGTAGGGCGTGGCGACGGTCAGACTCACGGGAGGGGCGTACGAAGCCAGAAGCGTGGCGTGTTCCGCCCAACGCCAAGTCAATCTGTACTCGGAACCAATGCCAGAGGCTCAAGGGGAGCCGTCCCCTGCCGCCCTGTACCCAACCGCAGGTCTGCGGAAGCTGGCGACCATCGGCAGCGGGCCAATCCGCGGCGGGCGCCGCTGCACCAACGGCAACGTCTACGTGGTGAGCGGTTCCGACGTCTATGTCGTCAATCCAGACTGGACGTCGCTACGCCTGGGCAACATCACCGTCGGCCTCACCACGCCCGTCAGCATCGCGGATAATGGCACCACAGTGGTCATTGTGGACGGCTCGTCCAACGGCTGGACCATCGATCTCGTCTCCAACGCGTTCTTCCTGCTGCCCAAGCAAATCCCGCAGTTCCAGGCGACCAGCGGCACCGTGGCCGCCGCCGGCACCGGCTATCAGGTGGGCGACACGCTCAGCGCGGTCGGGGGCGTGCTGATGCCCGACCAGTCGGCCATCAACGCGAAGATCCTCGCCATCGACAGCAATGGCGGCGTCACCAGCCTCGACACGCCGGTACCAGGTTCCTACTCGGTTCGGCCGCCCGACCCGACGGCGACCACGTCGACGGGGCCCGGCTCCGGCTGCACCGTGCATCTGACCTATACCGACCTCACCGCGGATTCGCTGTTCGCCGGCGCCGACAAGGTCGACTACCTCGATACCTTCTTCATCTTCAACAAGCCCGGCACGCCGCAGTTTTTCATCAGCGGCAGCCTCGACACGACGTTCGACCCACTCGACTTCGCCAACAAAGAGGCGTTCTCCGACATCCTGATGTCGCTCGCGGTGGCGAAGCGCGAGATTTGGCTGATCGGCTCGCAGACCACGGAGATTTGGTATGACGTCGGTGCCTCTGCCGACCAGGCATCCGGTATCAGCACCGGGTTCCAGTTCGCACCATTGCCCGCCGCATTCATCGATCGCGGCACGGTGGCGAAATACAGCGTCGCGATGACCGACGACGCGGTCTACTGGCTGACCCAGGACCGCGGCGGCACCGGCTCGATCCTCAGCGGCAGCGGTTACGAAGCGAAACCGATATCGACGTATGCGATGGAGGTGGAATTTCGGTCCTATCCGCGCCTCGACGACGCGATCGGCTACACCCACCAGATCGGCGGACATCGCTACTACTCCATCGCGTTCCCGCACGCCGACAAGACGTGGTCGTACGACATCACCACCGGCAAATGGCACGAGGCGGTGTGGCTCGACACCAACGGCACCGAGCACAGGCACCGCGCGAATTGTGCCTTCACCGCGTATGGCGAGGTGTGCTGCGGCGACTGGGAGAATGGCAACGTGTATGCCTACGACCTGAGCGTTTTTACTGATGATGGGAATCCTGTGAAGCGTTTGCGAAATTTTCCTCATTTGTTGAATGAGGGGAAAAGGCTTTTCCACCGGTCTGTGCTGCTGGATATGGAGGGCGGTACTGGCGGCCACCTGACGTTCCCCGAGCCGCCGCAGGTGTTTTTAGCCTGGAGCGACGACAGGGGGCATTCGTTTTCCAATCCTGTGGGGCAGGATATTGGTGAGACTGGGGACTATGTCTCTAGCATCAATTTCCAGCGCCTCGGGCTCGCACGAGATCGTATATACAGCGTGTTCTGGAGCACCCC